CACTGGTGAATCTCAAGCTTTTGAAGGTGTTATTCCAACTCCTATGCCAGTGGAAAAACCGACTTTTTATTATCATGATCCTTATGCTACCACACCATGTGAACTCTCTGGAGCATCAAAGTGTGTTCAAGGGAACATGCTGATCGATTTGTTAAAACGTCAGACGGCTAAATTCCATTTCAAATTTGCCAGTATTGGAAAAGCGTGTAGAACTACTGCTGTCAATATCCATGGAAATCTTTGGTTGATGAACGCCCATGCTATGAAAGCATCTGGTGGAACTTTGAGTGTTATTCTGGATTCTACTAGTTTGAATGTTTCACGAAATACAAGTGAGATTTCCTTTTCTGAACATGATTATGAATATGTCGATAATACCGATTTAATTCTATTTGAACTAAATGCTCTATCTCCAGGTAAGAGTTTATTGAAATATCTACCTATCAAAGATATGTTTAAAGGAAATTATAAAGGAAAATATGTGATGTGTAGTAACAGCGGTGACAAATCCGAGAAGAATATTGCTAATATTAAGATCGGATCTTGCCCTGTATTTGGCATCCCAGGTTATTTTGGTCGTGTGGTAGATTCCACATCCAATGGTGATTGTGGTTCATTTTGTGTAGCAGAAGTTGGAAACTCCCAAGTTTTATTGGGTATCCACACGTCAGGTAATGATCAAGGTATTGTGTTTTTCCAGCACGTATCAAAAGATTGTATCGATGCTGTTCTTAAGAAATTCAAAGCTCAGGTTAGTGAGGGAGAAATCCCTATTTCTGCGCCAGGTTATGAACGAACTTTAGTTGATTTACACAATAAATCCACAGTTCGATTCTTGACTGAAGGAACAGCTAAGGTATATGGCAGTTTTGCAGGATATCGTCCCAAACACAAATCTAAGGTTGTTCCCACTGGTATTTGCGAGTATGTTGTCAAACATGGTTACAAAGCTAATTACGGGAAACCTGATATGAGTTGGAAACCATGGCATTTGGCCATCAAAGATATGACTACACCCACTCACACATATTTGAATGAAAATATCAAAAAGTGTGAGGATGCATTCTTTAATGATATTGTTTCTCAGTTGGGCGATAAGATCAAAATATTAGAAGTGTATACTGAGGACGTTGCTCTGAACGGTGTAGATGGAGTTACATACGTAGACAAAATAAATTGCAGCACCAGTGCCGGTAATCCATTTAAAACTACAAAAAAGAAATTCATGACTCAAAATTCGGAGGGAAAAGTGATCGCATTAGATCCATTGATCAAAGACCGTATTGCTGCGATTGAAGCTACATATAGTAAGGGTGAGAGATTTCACCCACAATTCTGTGGACACTTGAAAGATGAACCAACTAATCTTAAGAAAATTGCTGACGGAAAGACACGAGTTTTTACTGGCGGAGAATTTGCATGGTCGATTGTTGTGAGAAAATATTTATTATCACACATTCGTCTGATCCAAAATAATCCTTTTGTATTCGAGGCTATGCCAGGAGTGGTTGCTCAATCAATTGAATGGCAAGGATTATATGAATATTTAACCAAATTTGGTTCTGATTGCATTATTGCTGGAGATTATGGCAAATTTGATAAACGTATGGCGGCTGCTTTCATATTGGCTGCTTTCAATATTTTAGAACGCCTAGCTTCTGAAGCCGGGTGGTCAGAACATGAGTGCCAAAAGATCCGCTGTATTGCTATGGACACTGCATACCCTAATATTGATTTTAATGGTGATCTGATTGAAGTCCAGAATAATCCTTCCGGACATCCTCTTACTGTAATTATCAATTGTATTGTAAATAGTTTGTATATGAGGTACGCATTTTTATTAATTTCAGGTAAACCCCTTAATCAATTTCAAAAATTTGTCGCTTTAGCTACATACGGTGATGATAATGCTATGGGTGTGGACAAGGAATTGCCCTGAATTTAATCATACAGCAATTGCAGCTGCTATGGGAAAAATTGGTGTAATTTACACAATGGCTGATAAAAATGCACCAAGTATACCATTCATACATATCTCTGACTGCTCTTTTCTTAAGAGGGAATTTGTCTGGGATAATGATATTGGAGCAGTAGTGGCACCACTGGATGAATCATCTTTTGATAAGATGTTGACAGCACGCCTACCTAAGGATGATATGGCAGAAGAAGCGCATGCTATTTGCGTGATTGAAACAGCGCAACGTGAATATTTTTATCACGGTAAAGAAAAATTTGAAGAACGTCAGGCTTTCTTTCGACAACTTATTGTTGATTGTAAGTTAGAAGCTTGGGTTCGAGATAGTACGTTCCCCAACTATTATGACATGGTTTATGATTTTTGGATGAAGCATAATAATCTAGAGATGGCGCTTCACTTCTCTAAACGGGAGCACACCCAACAAAGCTTGGTGATTGACGCAATTTCACCAATATGCGGAGAGACAACTCTAAACCGTTCCCAGGCTTTATCCGCCGAAGGAATGTATAATTGATAGGTCAAACTTTCCTAGGTAGTGGCTTCCGTGTAAAAGCCACATGTTGCGCACTTCGACAAGACGAAGTGTCCGTTCCGAGCCCGGTAGGCTCGGTTTCAGCCATCAATGATAGTTCTGATGGAGAAAAGTTTAAATACTATCAACAACTCGGGGAATTGCTTACGCATTCTTCGAGTTTCCACCTACAATCCGAAGAGATTGCATTGGGTACAACGGAGGGCGAGAGCGTGTCTGAAGAGAAAGCACAAACTGTCACCTTCCTTGAAAAACCAAATCGTTACACTACGGGTTTTTCTGCCAAATTGCCGCCAGGGGCAATTGGTGATGCTACAGAGG